AAGTAAAACATGAAGTAAAGTACTCTAACTTCTATAGTGATAGTGATTTCATGTATTACTATCCAATGCACAAAATAATGGAAGAAATGGATTACCAAGATGATGATTTACCCATTACACCAGAGTTACAATTATTCCACGATGAATTTACAAAGGCATTCACACTAATAGAACTGAATGGAATCGGAGTCAATACGAATATCATCTCAACCTTTGGTCATAGAATTGCTCAATACATCCATGACAGAAAAATCTATCAGAATTATAACTTCTATACTACGACATCCCGACCATCCAATAGTATTAATAATCTAAACTTTGCTGCTTTGACACCAGAACATAGGAAATGTTTTTCACCCCTGAATGATATCTTTATTGAATTCGACTTTGATGCTTATCATCCAAGATTGATTGGAGATTTAATTGGATATGATTTTCCCAATACACCCGTACATGAATACTTGAGCAATAAATATAAAGTTGATGTTAGTGAGGGTAAAACCAAAACATTTCAATATCTGTATGGTGGCATACCTAATGATGTTGCGAATAAAATTGAATTCTTAAACATGACTAAAAATTTAATAAATGAAATGTGGGATGAATTTAATCAGAATAAAAGGATTAACTCACATATTTATAATAGACCTATGAAAGACGAGAATTTAGAAAATCTAAATGCTCAGAAGTTATTTAACTACTATATTCAGTCATATGAAACTGAACGAAATGTTAAACTCTTAATGAAATTACATACATATTTATTAACAAAGAAAACAAAAATCGTACATTATAACTACGATAGTTTTTTATTTGACTATTCGAAGGAAGATGGAGTAGAAACTATACATGAGATTAAACAAATACTTGAAACTAATGGGTTTACAACAAAGACTAAAGTTGGTAGTGATTACGGAAGTATAAAGAATTATGAGTTTTAATTTAAATTCACTATGGCTTGACTGGAGAGCAAAAGTTCCCGATGGCACACCTAATCCATCTAATGCTTATCATTTAGTATTGTTGAAAGAATTGTGTTTTAAACAAGGTATTGATAAAGACATTATTGATAATGTTATCTTGGTATTGGAAAAAGAAGGCGATGGGTTAGACGATAAAGAAAAAGAAAAGGCAAAGTCTAAAGGTTTAGTATCTAAAGGTTATGGAAATTGGGGACCTGAAGATGGAGATACGACACATAAAAATGTTGATGGTAAATTAACACCGATTGGTGATGATGACGAAGAAGAAAAAGAACCAACGAAACAAATGAAAATAGATGCTAATCCATTTGATAAAGAGGATGACGAAGGTAAAGAAGGTGGTAAGGTAGATAGTAAATTAGAAAAGAAAAACGAACAAAGAGAAAAAGATAATAAATTAGTTGATACCCAATTAAGATTAAAAAAAGGAGATGAACAAGATAAAGGTGGTGCCGGAACACCTGAATCAAGAACAGGTGAAACTGTTACGGTTTGGAGTGGTAAAAAAGTACAACAATTAATGTCTGACGGTAAGAGTTACGAAGAAGCTAGAAAAGAAGTTAGAGAAGAATTATTAGAAATAACTAAAGAAAAAGATAGTTTATTAACTAAAGAGTGGGTAGAAGCTGGATTAAATTGTTTAGATTGGATAGAAAATAATTACGGATTAGACAACATAGAAGAAATAGCTTGGGATACACCAGAAGGTAATTCATTAATAGGTAGTACAGGACATGGCACATCAGCTGATATGTTTGTTAAAACAAAAGAAGGAAAAAAAGTAGGTGTTTCTTTAAAGAAAGATTTTAAAGTGTTTATCGTTAATGGTGGGTATGGTAAAAAAATTGGAGAAGTTGCCGAAATGCTAGGTATAGATCCAAAAGATTTACCTGATAATGTTAAACCTGAACATTATAAAAATAGAAGAGGTGAAGTTTTAGACCAAGGAATACCTAAACTAAATGAACCAAAAACAAAACAAATAATAAAAGAAAAATTTGAAGAAGTCTTAAATAATGAGGAAGTAGCATATAAGGTATTTGGAAAAGCTTGGAAGAAGAGACTTAACTATATTGCTGCTCGAAAAACCAATCTTAGTCTTGGTGCTTTCAATAAATTATCCCCCCAAGAACAACAAAAGCTTCTTGACGAATTGACTTCTGATGATTTACATGACCATGTAATTAATGCAAAACCTTTAATCGGTGAAGATATAAAAGTTATTGCCAATATTGCTAATATAAATGAAGTAAATGAAATAACAAATTTATACACCGATTTAAGAAAATTAGATGAAGAAGTAGCTGATAATTTAATGGAGTTTTTAAATGATGGTGAAAATTTAAACAAGTTCAAAGAATTAGTTGCAAAAGAAACTCATATAGATGATATATTATTTGGTTCTGAGGGGGCATTAGATAAACTTGAAGTTTTATATGGTGAAAAGGGTGGGGTATCAATGTCACCTGAATCTGTTTCTAATTTATTTAATATTGGCGATTTATACGAACAATACAAAAAAGCCGATGGTGAAGAAAAAGAAGAACTAAAAAAACAAATTCAAGAGAAAGTAAAAGAAAAAATGGTAATTACTAGAGATCAAGGTAAACCGGTAATTGCCGTAAAGGTAATGGTTCCTGATCCTCCACCAGACGGACCATCTAAGGAATCAACACTACCTATTTTTGGTTTGGCTACTAGAACAAAAGGTATTGGTAATTCAAATGGTTTAGAAATGTCTCAAAGTGCTTTTGGTAGTTTAGCATTTAAAAATGGTAATGTTGATATTGATAGTTGGCCACCTGAAGATAAAACAAAAGTTGTAAATGACCAAATTAAAAGTGTTTTAAATGATATAGAGGATAATAATATAAATCTAAATACAGACGAGGGTATGGCTCAACTACAAGAAAAAATAAAACTATTAGAAAGATGGGATCCAAAAAATAAATCTTTAAAAAAGTTAAAGGATAGGTACGATTTATAATGAAAACTCAACTACTCTGTTCATTTACGACCCAACGTAATCTTGATCAATCAATTTTAGACATAACAAAACATTTTAAAATCATCTTTGATAAGATTTATGTATTACAAAACGAAGATAAACCAAAAGAATTAATCTGTACTTATAATGTAAATCAAGAAGATGACATTGATTTTAATTTAGTTCAGAATACTATTTCACTACATAGAAAGAAAATAACCAATACACTTTATACGATTAATGCACTAAATGAATTAATCAAACTAATTAATAATGGCGTATTGGATACGAGTTATCAAGTGCCGTGGGATTTATACAAAAACATGATACTGATTTCTAACAAAGAAGGCTTACAAAGAATACCTACACGGATATTAAAGATTATAGACTTATAAATGGCATCACCTATATATTATTTTACCAGAAGTGGTTGTGCTTGGTGTACAAGAATGCAACCATCAATAGAACACATCAACAAGACTTTGAATGATGAACAAAAAATTCAAATTCTAAATGTTGATGATAAAAAATCAAGAGTTATTTACGATACTATCCTTACGAGTAATAAATTAAGAGCAATAACTCCAATGTTATATAATTCAAACATAGGAACTTTTCTACTAGGTTATCAGGATAAACGAAATGTAGAACAATTTTTAAAAGCCAACCCCTTGAAAGAAAGAAAACCACTAAAACCCATTCCTACATTTGATATTCAAAATTCTTCAAAAAAAGACTTTGATAATTGGAAAAAAAGTGTTATATTATGGTATGGAGAAAACCAAAAAGATTTACCAAGTAATGTCATATCACAAGAAAGAATGATTGATATGGTTTATACGCAATTTATGGCATATCGAACAAAACCCTTGACTATTGAAGATAGATTAAGTAAATTAGAAGAACAATCACACGAACCACAAAATTATCGTGAAGAATGTGAGATGATGAATAAGGAATTGAAAATCCTAAAGCTACAAATAAAAAAGTTAAAAAGACTAAAATAAAGCTTGTATTTTAACAAAAAAATTCGTATATTATATGAATACGTTATACTTAAATGTTTTTAATTAAATATTTATTAATAACAATAACACTAAACATAACTATGGAGAATAAAAATGGATATTGATGCTATAAAAAGCCGTCTTAATCAGTTACAAAACACAACCTCAAACTCGTTTTGGAAACCACAACCAGGAAAATCACAAGTAAGAATTGTACCTTATACACACGATAAGAACAATCCTTTTAGTGAGTTGTTTTTTCATTACAGTTTAGTTCCTAACAAAACTGTCCTATCACCACTATCATTTGGTAGACCTGATCCAGTTCAACAATTTGCTGACAAACTTAAATCGTCTGGCAATAAAGATGAATGGATTCAAGGAAAACGAATTGAACCTAAAATGAGAACATTTGTTCCCGTTATAGTTCGTGGTGAAGAATCAGAAGGAGTTAAATTCTGGGGTTTTGGTAAAACAGTTTATCAAGAACTTTTGGGTATAATCGCAGATCCTGATTATGGTGATATTTCTGATGCTACAGTTGGTCGTGACATTGTTGTTGAACGACAAACGCCTGCTGAAGCTGGAAATCAGTATGGTAAAACTACTATCAGAGTAAAACCAAATCAAACTACGTTATCTGATGATTCTGATCAATTAGAAAAACTGTTAAATGGTCAACCCAACATTGGTGAGTTATATAAAGAACCAACCTTTGATGAGTTGAAAGAACACCTCTCAAGTTTCTTAAATCCAACGGATAATGATGACAGTTCTGGTACGCCAGAACCCGAAATGGTTACTACCAATGCATCTTCTACAGTAGAAGATGACTTTGATAAATTATTTAATTCATAATCCCGCGGGCTCGGTGGGGTGGTTTCCTCCTTTCTCCGCCCCATCGTTTAATAGGAGAAACATATGTCAAACAGAGATGAGCTAGCTGAAGTATTAGCTAGCGAACTTAACAAACAATTCAAATCTCATCAAGTAGCTTATTTTCTTGATGGAAAACAAGAAACTCCAACTGATGTTACGGATTGGGTTTCTACGGGTTCTACGTTATTAGATTTAGCAATATCAAATAAACCTAACGGTGGATTTGCTGCTGGTCGAATAGCAGAAATAAATGGACTTGAAGGTAGTGGTAAATCTTTAATTGGAGCTCACGCTCTTGCCTCCACTCAAAAGAAAGGTGGTCTTGCTGTCTATATAGATACTGAGTCTGCTGTTTCAGCTGAATTCTTACAGGCAATTGGAGTAGATACTGATAATATGCTATACGTTCATCTGGAAACAGTTGAAGACATATTTGATACGATTGAAACGATTATCACGAAGATTCGCGAATCCGATAAAGATAAATTAGTCACCATATTAGTCGATAGTTTAGCTGCTGCTTCTACAAAAGTAGAGATGGATGCTGACTTTGATAAAGATGGTTGGGCTACATCAAAAGCCATAGTCTTATCAAAGGCTATGAGAAAGATTACACAACTTATTGCTCGTCAAAAAGTATGTTTAATCTTTACGAACCAATTACGTCAAAAACTCGGAGTAATGTTCGGTGATCCTTGGACTACAAGTGGTGGTAAGGCTTTACCATTTCACGCTTCTACTCGTATTCGATTAAAGAATATGGGACAAATCAAAGATACAAAAAAGAATACTGTTGGTATTAAAATCAAAGCTCAAGTCATTAAGAATAGATTAGGTCCTCCATTACGGAGTGCTGAATTCCCACTTTTCTTTGATAAAGGTATTGATGATTTTGCTAGTTGGTTAAGTGTAATGAAAGACCACAACTTAGTTAAACAAGCTGGTGCTTGGTATACTTTAGTTGACCAAAATAATAAAGAACATAAGTTTCAATCAAAAGACTTTGGCGCTTTACTCTCAGACGTAGATACTCAGGAATATATTTATGATTCTATCTGTAAAAAGATAATTTTAAAGTATGATTCTGGTCAATTGGGCATAGATGATGTCACTACTGAAGATGAGTTTGCGAATGAGTAATAGTTATGATAAAACTTTATTAACTAAGCGATTTTATGACTACGAAGATGATATTGAAACCAATCCTACAACAAAAAAACTAAATGATCACGTTTTAGTTGTAGATGGTTTCAATACTTTCATAAGGGCATTTAGCGTTAACCCATCTTTGAATGAAGATGGTAATCACGTGGGTGGTTTGACTGGGTTTTTAAAATCTATACGATATACGATTAATAAGTTTAAGCCTACTCGTTGTATTATTGTTTTTGATGGTAAAAACTCATCCAAACCACGCCAAAAAGTATTTCCTGAATATAAGGCTGGTAGGAAAGTACGAAGTCGATTAAATAGAAATGTCGATTGGGCAACCACACCGCAAGATGAATCCGAATCAATAAAAAGACAATTAGGTAGGTTAGTTGAGTATTTAGAACACTTACCTTTGACTTTATTGGCATTAGATAATCTCGAAGCTGACGATGTTATAAGTTACATATGTACATCGACATTAAAAGAGTCGAAATGCACAATTATGTCATCCGACAAAGACTTTTATCAGTTAGTTAATGATAAAATTCAATTATACTCACCTACTAAGAAAGTAACCTACGATAGAGACTTAATAAGAAAAGAGTTTGGAGTTTATCCACAAAATGTCTTAACCTGTAGAATAGTAGATGGGGATAAATC